AAAGCGCCCGTGCCTGCGCCCTAAAGGCACCTTAGAACGGAAATTGGCCGCTCAGAGCGGCTTTTTTCATATTACGCCAACGCGGCGGAGCGGTAATCCGTCGCCCGATACGCGATAGGTCGCGGATGAAAGGAGGCTGTTATGGCTGAGGAGACTGGAACCATCGACGCCGGGCAAGAAGCCGGTAGCGAGAACCAGGAGAAAGTGTTCAACCAGGAGCAAGTCAACGACATCGTTCAGAAGAGGTTGGCTCGCAATAAGGAGGAACACGAAGCGGCGATCAAGTTGTTGAACGACAAGATCACCGAATTGGAAGGCAGGCTCAAAGAAGATCCTGCCGAAGAACAGGAAGAGACGGAACCGCAGGACGATGAACTCGCTGCTGCTCTGGCTCGCATCGCGGAGCTCGAAAAAGAGAAGACTGACCGCGAAGCCGCCGAGAAGCGTAAGGCTGACATCGCCGGTGTGCTGAAAGCACACAATGTCGCCGCCGAGTACGCTCCGCTGCTGAACCACGTCCCGGACGAGGAACTCGACGCGATGGCGACCTTGCTTGGCAAGCGTTTCGCTGAGCCGTCGAAGAACGAGCGTCGCAGGGCTGATGTCGGCGATGCGACCGACGACGAGATGCGGGAATTCGCTCACAACTTCCTGTCAGGAACCCACCGCTAAATGAAAGGACAGTACAATGACTGACCCCATCCTGCTCTCCACGAGCGACTTCAAGATCCCCGAGACTTATGCCAACGGGATTTTCAAGAAGGCACAGGGCTCTTCCGTCCTGGCTCGCCTCTGCGCCGCCGAGCCGCAAAAGTTCGGCACCACCGAGCACATGGTCCTCACTGGTCGTCCGAAGGCTGAACTGGTCGGCGAAAGCGTCCAGAAGAGCCCCAGCGAGATCACCGTTGCTTACAAGACCGTCACGCCGTTGAAGTTCCAGACCACCGTTCGTATGTCGAACGAGGTCCAGTGGGCTGACGAAGACCATCAACTCGAGATCCTCAAGACGGTCTTCGACGAGATCGGCGTTTCTCTCGGTCGTGCTCTCGACCTGGCTGCCATCCATAAGATCAACCCTTACACCGGCACCGTTTCCGCTCAGATCGCCGAAGCCATCAAGCAGACCACGAACTCCGCTGTTCTGGCTGACGGCAAGTACACGGCTGCTGTCGAGGACGCCGCTGCTGCTATCATCGCTGACGGCTATGCTCCCGACATGATCGCCTTTGACCCGACCTTCTCCTTCGGTCTCGCTACCGAGAAGGACGCGGACGGCTACAACCTCCATCAGGGTCTTGGCATGGGTCTCTCGGTTGACGGCTTCTGGGGCATGCGTGCCGCCGTTTCCGACACCGTTTCCGGCAAGAACGATCTCGCCACTCCTGGTCACATCCTCGCGATCGTCGGTCAGGGCGATGCCTTCAAGTGGGGCGTCCAGCGTGAGATCCGCGCTAAGTTCATCGAGTTTGGCGATCCGGACGGTCAGGGCGACCTCCAGCGCAACAACCAGGTTGCCATCCGTGCCGAGGTTGTCTACGGCATTGGCATCATGGACAAAGACGCGTTCGCGAAGATCGTTGACGAAGACGCTGACACCGACACTGACACCGAATAATTGGAAGTGCTAAGGGACCCGGGGCATCCGGGTCCCGATCATTGAAGGAGAAAGCAAATGGCTTATGCGACAGTAGAACAACTTGAAGCCCGTTGGCGTGCTCTTGACGCTGACGAGGAAACGAGAGCCGCTGCTTTGCTGGATGACGCCTCGGCGTATCTGGATGTCCAGATCGAGAAGTACGGTATCGACGCGGAAGCCCGTGCGGCTGTTATCTCGTCGCTCTGCTGCGACTTGGTCCAGCGTCGCATGGAGAACACGGAGACGAACTCCGCTCTCTCTGCTATCACGCAGACAGCCGGTGCTTTCTCCGAGACTTGGTCGTACGCCGCATCATCTCGTCGCAAGTCCTGGGAACTCTATCCCGAAGACTTGGAGATGCTCGGCGTCGTCAAAGGCGGCTTCCGTTCAATAAAGGTAGCCATCCACAAGCCTTGGTCGGGTGATGAAATTGCGTGGTGAGAGAGTATTAGTGAACGGCTCGCCCGTCGATGATGTGCTTGTTCACATCGGAGACTTCGAGCGTTCCAACATTGAAGCGGACGACATCAAAGAGCCCCTCGGCGTGAAAGCCGATTACACGCTCTACTTTCCGATGACCTTCAACGGAGACCTCACCGGAAAAGAGATCACGGTTCGCAACATCACCTGTAAGGTGCTTGGACACCCAGACCATGAACGTCCGGAGCAGGTCTTCGATCGCAACTGGCTCGGTCGCTGGGATATGACAGTCCGCGTCGAGAAGGTAATGGACAGCAAGACCGAGGCTATCTCGGTTTGGCGTTGGTCTTTCACCCGCGACGAGCTCGGAGATATGGTTCCGGACATAATGGGCATCATCTGGACTGGTCGCGGTCAAGCTCGCAAGGCTTCCGGACAAACCGACGAGAAGCACGAAGGCACGATTGCCGAAGAGGTCTGGTACTTCGTCATTCCGTGGAATAACCAGTACAAGAGCATTCCGGTTCAGCAACTCACGGTTTCCTACAATAACCGCACTTACCGCGTCGAGGACATCCAGGACGTTGACTGGAAGCACGAGTACGCCTCGATCAAGGCGGTCTACCATGGGTAATGTGAAAATTGAACCCGACGAATTGGAGAACGCTCTGCTGCTTATCCTCGAAGACTTCGAGAACGAGGTCGAAGAGGACTTGCGCAAGGACATTACGAAATCCGCTGATGCCATCGTCAAGGAATTGAAGAGAGCGAACCCTTCGGGTGCTGGACGTTATCACGACTGGGAAGCATACAACGAGGGATGGACTAGGACAACCGAAAAGGACGGCTTCAACTTCAAGGTCGTCGTCCACAACGCCGAGAAGCCCGGTCTCACCCATCTCTTGGAGAAGGGGCATCTGACCCGCGACGGTCACAGCATGGCGAAGACTTTCCCGCATATTGCCCCTGCTGCTGAGTATGGAATGAAAGACCTCGAAAGGAGGCTGAACAATGGCTCGTAATGAATTGGCAAGTATCATCGCGGCTGTCGGTCTCCCGGCTACTTGCGGTCCCTGGTCTTCTTATGAGACCGTCCCGTCGAACTTCATCGAGTATCACTTGGACGGCAACGATGACATCATCGCCGACAATTCGGTTTATCGCCGCATTGACCGGTGGACGATGAATGTCTATGGATCCACCGATGATGTCGGTGGCATGGCTGATTTCTATTACAACTGCGAAGCCCTGGAAACCGCCTTTGACGACGCAGGCATCGTGGCGAGTAGGTCTATGGACCTGTTCCCAGACGAGAGCCGCGTCTATGCCGAGTACACATTCGCACTTCCGCGATAGCGGATCACGACAAGCAACTATCCATCCAGCCGCCTTCTGGCGGCTTTTGTTTTTCCAAGGAGGAAAACATGGCTGACAATAACAAAATCAAGTTTGGCATCTCCAATGTCTACTACGCCGTTGAGACTGCCGAGAACACTTGGGGCACTCCGGTCGCTCTGCCTGGTGCTGTTTCTCTGACGCTTGATGCCCAGGGCAACGAGTACACCAAGTACGCCGACAACGTCCCCTACTACGTGGACTTCGCCAACAACGGCTACTCCGGCACCCTCGAACTGACCGAACTCCCCGACAGCTTCAAGATTGCCTGCCTCGGCTATGTCGCCGACGCCAACGGCGGTCTTGTCGAGACTGCTGATGCGAAGACCAAGAACTTCGCGCTGCTCGGTCAGATTGACGGCGACGCAAAGAACCGTCGTTTTGTGTACTACAAGGGCAAGGCTTCCCGTCCTGGCTTCTCCGCCACGACCAAGGAAGAGAGCATCGAGGCACAGGACGACAGCCTGAGCGTCAACTTCGCAGCCGCAACTCTTACTGGCTGGGATGAGCGCATTGTCGCCTACGCTCTGCCCGAGGGCTCCACTGGTTACAGCACCTTCTTCTCCGCTGTTCCGGTTCCGACGCCTGCCGACGCTGACACCGACACGGAATAAACCATGAGGCGAGAGACAATCTTCGGTCGTGAGGTTTGTCTCCAAGGTTCCCCGCTGACGCTCCTGATTTTCCGTCAGGAGTTCGGCGGGGACGCCGACGCCCACGACGGCAACCTTGGAGCACAACTCGCAGACCTCGTGAATGTCGAGGAACGCGACGGCTCGACCGATTACTACATCAACATTCTTGGTCTGCTTCGGGTTGCCTGGGCTCTTGCCCGCACTTACGACAAAAAGACACCTAACTTCGAGGCTTGGCTCGCCGATTTCGACGAGGCAGCCTTCAACCTGGCTGACGGGGACGAACTCTCTCGCATTATCGACGATGTCATAACTGCTGAGATCTTCGTTCAAGAACGCCCATATCCCGAAAACGCAGATCTAGACAACGAGGAAGAGGAAGAAGACGACCTCGATGAGAAGTGGAGCGTCTACACCAACATCCTCGTTTTGAAACGGGCGGGTTTCTCGCTCGATGAAATCCGCGAGATGAGCATGAACGACTTCATTGCTTTCGCGGATCTTCTCGCCGGAAAAGGCGGGAAAAACATCAACCCGGAAAACAACGACAAGAAGACGCGGAAGGCTACGCAAGCCGACATCGACCGCTTCTTCCCTGTCTAACCAATACACGCACAACCGCATAGGAGGGCCGCATGGCGAAGAACGCGTATAAGGGCCTGACCGTCGAGCTTGACGGCAATGTCAGTGATTTTTCGAGGGCTCTCCGTGATGCCAAGAAAGAGGCCAAGGGCACGACAAGCGAGCTTCGCGAGTTAAAGAAGGCTCTCAAATTCGACCCCGACAACGCCGAGTTGCTCGTCAAAGCCCAAAAGAACTACCAAACGCAGATCAAGGCAACCGAGAAGGAACTTGAAATCCTGCGTAAGAAGGAAAAGGAAATCCAGGAGGGCGGCCAGGAAGTCTCGACGGAGGCGTGGACCAAGCTCCAAAACGACATCCAAAGAGCGACCGACAAGCTCTCGAAGCTCAAAAGGGAGCAGAGCGACCTTGACTTTTCGGGGCCCATCGAGAGTGCCCGCAAGGAGGTCCAGGCCGCCGAGAAAGACCTGACACGGCTCAACAAGTCGCTCCAACTCGACCCGACTAACACCGAGTTGCTCGCGTCGAAGCAGGAGGCTCTCCAAAAGGCCATCGAGGGCTCCGCGAAGCAAGCCGAAAACCTGCGGAAGAAGGCAGAGCAGATCGGCAAGGAGAACATGTCCACGCAGGAGTGGGTCAACCTCCAAGCCGACATCAGCGACTGCGAGGCTAAGGCAAGGGACTTCGAGGCCGAGCTGAAAGACCTCGCCCGCGTCGGCGATGAAGCCACCGACAAGATGAGCGGCGGCATGCGGGATGTCGGCGAAAAGATCCAGTCGGCATCGCAGAAGGTTGCGAGCGTCGGCGACGCCTACACCCGCAACATCACAGCCCCGATCCTTGCTGCCGGTGCGGCCACTGTGAAGACGGCGGTTGACATTGACAGCTCGCTCACCGATGTCCGCAAGACCGTCGACGCCACTGAGGAAGAATACCAGGCGATGAAGCAGACGGCCATTGACTTCTCGAAGGTCAACGCCGTCGACGCTTCGCAGATACTGTCGCTCCAAGCCCTCGGTGCGCAGCTCGGTTTTTCCAAGGACGAGCTAGTCAAATTCGCAGAGGTCGCATCTGGATTAGACATCGCAACAAACATGGACGCGGAGACCGCCGCAACCGAGATGGCTCACTTCGCGAACATCGTTGGCATGAGCCATGA